CAAAAAGTTTCATGAAAAAATTTCTTGAAGTTGCGTTACCGCCTTCAAGATAAACTTCGGCATTTGCAAACTCTGACATCATGTCAATTGTGTTTCTAAAAATCGGCACATTGGCATATGCTTTTTGACAAAGTTCAATTGCTTCTCTTACATTAATTCCGTCAGACGAAATCTCATAAGGTAAAAGTCCAGCACGAATTTGACTAAATTTATTTAGCGGGGCCGTAACAGAAGACCTATTTATTCTTGTGCTTGTATTAGACGATGATAGGTTGCTCACAGAACCAGATCTACCGTACGACCCCTGGGAAACATGATAAGACTCACCTGCTGTGGCTGGTTCTACAGCATCTTGGGCTTGAGAAACTTGCGGTATACTCTTTTTAAACTTATTCCAGTATTCAGATTTTTTTGTGTATTTTCTTTTAGCCATTTTATATTATAAAGTATATTACACTTTTTAAAAGTGACTTTCCTAACTTTTTAAATAAACATCGGAGTAAAGCCTTCGTGTTTTTCTTCTGGTATATCCAACATGTCATAGTATATCTGCATACCCCAGTTACCCAAGACTAAAGCAGAATAAGAGTCTTTTCGTGGTTTATCTATACCTTTTTGTCTTTTTAGATTTGGCGGCAAATCGAAGCTTTGTGTTCCTCCAGCAGAGCTTGAAACCTGTATTAATGCACACTCTGCTTTTGTCAGATCAATCATGTCCTTTTGGTGTTCTATAAATTCAATCATCTTTGCACCAACATTTTTTTCATCTTCATATTTTGAAAATTTTAAATCTTTGATTGGGATTTTTTTTGCCCTCTGCATAGAATAATTATCATCCATAGCGGTTGCAGCAAAGTAAATCTTTTTTCTATCAAAAGCTGTTTGTAACATTTCGTTGGCATTTCTAATCCAACTTGATATTGGCTTTCTTAAATGGCAGATAACTTTACTATTAATGTTGTATTGTCTTCTAGCCTCTTTTAAATCTTTTACATAATCTTGCGGATTGTTAAAGTCTGCTTCAAAATTTCCTACCTTAAGGTTGTCTTTTTTAAATAAATCACTTTCATTGCAGGAGTTTATAAATTGAACGCCTCCATTATAATCTCCCACGATCATAATAATATTAAAATTATCTAAAATATATTTAAAATACTGAATATGTTTTTTAAGGTTTGTTCCTGGTAATGCATAACTATGAATCAAAACACCTTTCTTTTTTTCTGGTAAAAGCTTAATAACCTGAATAGCAAAATCATCAGACGCTTCAGACTCAGACCAAGAAGGGTCAAACGCCAAAATGTATTCAGCGCCTTCTTCTCCTGCTATTTCTACAGCAGGAGATTCTCCATCAGGAATTGTACAATCAGCCATCTTGCTAATTTTAAAGTACCCAGCACTATCATCTGTAAATTGTGCATTGAACTCTCTATCAATCTGAGACTGACTCATTGTCCCTTTTGCTTGGCTAATTAAATTTTCATCGTAAAGGGCTTTCGGCGCACAATCATAACTAAATTGCATTATACATCTTCTACCTTGGTTTTTTGCTCCAGGGTTAAAAATCATGTTCTCATAGGCTTGATACATCTTGTAAAGATATTCAAACTTGTAGGATGCAGATGATAGACCAATCATTTTATTAGATGGCCATTCAGTTCTTTCGTCCTCAGACATTTTACCAGCCTTTATCATCGCATCTTCTGCGTCTTTAATTTTTTGTCTTTCCGTTGGGTTTTCTACAACAGCAAGGAACGGCATAATAACCTCGTTCAATACTTTTTCTGGCATAAGTAAAAGCTCGTCAATAATAATGCGTTGAAAACGAAAACCACGAAGCTTTTCACCATCTCCAAGAGGCAAAGCTGTTATGCGACTTGCGCCAATCTGCATAGACCATTCATCATTAGATTTACCCACCTTGCCAATACATTGTTGAAACAATTCTGCTTTTTTGTCTTGTGCTATATCTTCGATCTTGCGAAAGATCATCTTGGACTGACGAAATGATTTTGAAATTATTCCGATATGTACGCCTTGATTTAGACAAGCATCTAATAAAGCAAAAATGCCAGTAGAGAAGGACTTAGACATACCACGAGACCAAATACCTAAAAAGTAGTCGTTTTCCATCATAGCTTTAACAGCCATATGTTGAAACGGAAAAAGTTCGATACCAGTAAGTAATTCGGTGGTAAATGTTACATTTTCTTTTAGAAATTTATATAGCCACAACTTTGCCTTAGTATCTTCAAGGTATCCTTCAAGTTCTAAAATTTGTTTGTTTACATCTTTTCTTTTTAGAGGCTTCTGATTGCCAACGTCCCAACTCATTTTGCTTCCTTATCTAAAAAATATTGAATATCTACATTCCACAACTTATCGCCCAAAAATAATAGTTTTGGAATGATTTCTTCGCTGTGTGCTCTACTATCCGTAAATATAAATTGGCAGTGACCCGCAAATTCGTGTTGAACAGAAATCATGTTAGAAAATATCCAGCCCAGTTTTGGCTTTTTTCTACCTCTTGTGAATACAGCTTCTTTTTCTATCTTTTCTATTGACTTTTCTACGACGATATACATATATCCATCCACCTGTATGCATCTCTCCATTTCTCTCCTAAATCTATTAACTTGACCGCCAAATGTAGAAAGGAAGTCTCCAGAACTTTTTCTATCTACAAATGTATTAGAAAAATTATTTCCACCCAAAGTATAATCTCCGAAATCCAATTTTAAAATTTGTGATTTAGAAAATTCTAATGGCTGCTGCTCTCGTGTATCGATCAAAACTTTAACATCAACTTCTTCATCGAATTCTTCAGGCAAACCCTTATTGAATATGGGCAATACGCCCATTTGCTTACAGGCTTTAGTATATGTTCCAAAATGCTTTTTGTATAAATCTAAGTCGGGTAGTTGACGTTTTAAAAGCTCCAAATGAAACGGCGCATGAGTATATTTCTTTTGTTTAATTCTGCGCTTCGTTAATTCAATGATATAATCTTTTACTTCTTTACTAGGCGCAGATTTACACCACTTCACAAGTTGCGATCTTGATGTAAAATCGTTTTCAAAATATTCGTCCTTAGTCTTAAATGGAAGTGGATTACCGTTTAGCTTATTAAAACGTGGATAGTGTTTTACATAGTAATCTGCTACATACATCTTGTGAGCTTTAAGATGACTGTGTAGTGATTTTTCTGATCCAAACTTTGAATCGCATTCTTTGCATTTATAGGACATCATCAATTCCAATACCTAAAACACGAGCTTTCCAAGCCGACATTCCTTCAAGACGTTCGGCTTCTTCTTTTATCACTTCTTTTTGCATTTCTGCAATGCGCACCATATTTTCACGCTCTTCTTCTTCTTGAAATAGTTGAACGATAGAAAGAAAGGATGCTGTCTCTTTTTGCTTGTTTGCTAAACGCGCCCCACGGTCTCCTTGAAGTTTCTTTGTAAGGTTTTCGATGCGAGACTCGCATTGATGGTATTCGGAGCTTTTAGCCTTAATAATTTCCGCTAGACGGACTGTCATCTCATCTTGGTCGTCCGCACTTTCAAACATATCGTTTAGTTTTTGTAAGTGGCCTGTGATTAACTCAAGATTGATAATCTCCTTTGCCACATTCATATACAGATTAAGTTCATCTGCAGTAAGATCAGGTTTATCCCAAGTTAGGCGGATAAACTCCTGCTCAAACAGTTCTTTATCTCTGGGATTTGTATAATTATTTACAATAGCAACGAATCTTGAGTTGCTGAGATTGATTCGTAACTTATCACAGCAATGCTTTTGATTTCTTGACATTCTGTCTTCTTCAAGTCCGTAGCCAGTAGAATCATTAATTTTTTTTATTATGCGTGAGATAGCTTGAGGAGGGATATAGTTTCCAGAAGAATCTTGACCTTTGTCTTTTTCTTCTTCGTTTTTTTCGCTGACTATCTCATTTACTACCCTCCATTCATTACTTAATCTTTTGACGGTCTTTTTAAAAATCAAATCTGCAATTTGGGATGTATTCATACCATCTTCCGACATCATTAAAATGCTCTCTTTCTGATCTTCGGTAATACTTACATCTTTAGCTTTTGGATGTTTTGTTGTTTTGGCTTTTAAACCATTTTCTGCCAAAAATTTTGTAACCGCTTTGCCTTCTTTTGATCTTCCATCAAGTTTATCATTTTCAAAAACCTTTTTTGTAATGTTAATGATGTTTGGGTCTTCTTTGAATAAATTTAGAATAAATTCTTTTTGAATGTCTGTTAATTTAATCATATAATATCCTTTTCTTTTATTATATTTTTAGCCTTCTCTTGAAAAATTTTTTTTAAGTTTTTAATTTGCTTATAACCAGCCGATCTTTTCCGCTCTGTTGTTTTAAACCCAAGGTATTTTGCCACTTCTTCTTCTGATTTGTTTTGTATAAACAACATTTTAAATGCCGTAAATTGTCTTGAGGTTAGTTCGTTTTTTATCTCTTTTGATAATTTGTTAGTTGCAGATTCAATATCTAAAAAATTATCTCTTCTTTCATAAATTTCATTAGTATGATTCTCCATTGTTACAGCGAGCTTGATGTCGTATGCAGCTTTTTTCTTTTGCTCCCAAGCTTTGTAGTCTTTACAGCTATTTTCTTGAATTCCGCTAACAGTCATGTCACAACTATCTCCTCCAAGATTAAATTTGCACCTCAAACATGGTCTTGCAAAATTACCATAATGATTGCGCAGTAAGTTTTTAAACTGATTAGATACAACCCTACTTAACCAAGGTTCGATTGGTTTTGACTGATCCCATAATGACCACTTTTTATGTATGTGGCACATAATGATTTGTTTAATATCGTCATAATCAATATAAGCCAAAGCATCTAAATCCCACTTTGATCTTTTGCGCTCTAATGCCGCCTCTATTTCTGGGAGTTTTTCCTCGAAACTGTACATCACAAATCATTAATGTCTCTGATTTTATTAATTCTCCGTTTTGGAGCTTGTTTACCTGCCAAAGAACCCATTGTTTGTTGTAAGCTTATACCAAAATCATCGATTTCGTATTCTAATTTTGTAAGACTGGGCACATACTCAGCATCAGTTTCATTATCATTTAATGGTTCTATCTTTTTTGATTTTGTTTCTTCTGATTTCCTTTTTGATGCATTTGTATTTAAGCCTCCTAGAGGATTTCCACAATTAGAGCAAAACTTGGGCGAACTGAACTTATATTCTAATTTAGTTCCACAATCTGTACAAAATTTAATTGCCATAAATTATAATAAATTTATTTTAATTTTTCTCAAGTTTTGAAACAATAAATTTTACAATCTCACTTCTTTTGATATCTTCTGTGGTGAATTGCTTGCAAATCACGCCATTATCAGAAGACTCTTTATCATTAAATATATTAAAGATATTAGAAAAGCCACTGTTATTAATATCACTTTGCATAATATCGCCACATATAATTATTTTTGAATTTTCTCCAATTCTTGTCAAACAGGTCAAAAGTTCGTTGTAGGAAAAGTTTTGTGCTTCGTCTATTATTACAACCGTGTCGTTCCAATTTGAGCCGCGAACATAATTAACAGGAATACAGCTAAACATGTTCTTTTCGCGCAAAAGTCTAATATCAGTTGTAGTTATCATTTCATCTAACTTATCGTAGAATGGCGTAGCAAAAATTGCGAACTTCTCGTCAAGAGAGCCTGGCAATGCTCCCATACTTCTCTGTGCGCTTTCAGCTATGCTTCTGATGTATAGAATATCTTTTTCTAGGTCAGAGTCCATCATGATCTGCAAAGCTGAATAAACAGCCATATAAGTCTTTGCAGTACCAGCAGGGCCAGCCAAAAATAAAAGCTTACAATCAGGATCAAGTGCCGTTTTGAGGAAATCTACTTGATTTTCGGTGAATTTAAATTTGCGTTCTTTGAATCTTATTTTTTGATTCAATTGATTAAATTCTAATTTATTAGACATTTAAAACTATTACACTAAACTACTTAAGTAATTCCGCAATAGTTAAAGAGCCTCTTGCTAAATCTCCACCAGCAACAGCTATATTCTCTGCCGTTACTCTTCCGTTTACGACAATTTCAAAAATTTCATTATTATTTGAATCTTTAACTGAGCCAGTTATTGGGCCAGGATTAGATCCAGTTAATGGAACAAGGTTGATTATATTATCTCCTTGTATTTGCATCGACTGTTCTTCAGTCAAAAGTTCGACTACACTTGGAGTAAAGCTGCCAAGATTATAAATTGGTAATCTATTTGCAGTGTATTGATACTGAACACTTTCAATTGTGCTTAAAGACGACATATCTCCAGTCTGAATTGTGGAATAAGCGCCGTGACCATATTTAGAAAAATCTAGATCATCTATAACACTATTACTTCCAGCGTCGGCAATTGCGCCTCCAGGAACAGAAATAGTTAATGGATTATATATGACAAAATCAGCTTGAACCAAAACAGGTTGATAAGCGGCCAAAGTAAAAGAGTAAGACGTTAAAAATGCGCCACTTCCAGAAATACCATTAACAGCGTCGCCTATTCTAAAAGTAGATCCAACATCTCCAACATCTCCAGTAAAACCAGTAATATTAAATTCGCCAGTTTCTACATAAGCAGAAAAAGATAAAGAAGCATTTGGCGGACCAGCTAAATTAAAATTATCCCTTGTTGGATCTTTGCCAAGAATTCTAACTGGAGCTATATTTGGAGTATAATTTAACTGAAGCTGTTGGCAAATAATACCCTTATTATTGGCGTCGGCTTCTTGCGGTAAAGTATTGCTATTAACATCAGTGCCAAAATATAGAGGTACATCCTTATATGAAATATATGCCATAATTAATATTACACTTTTTTAAAGCCTCTGTAAGTTAAATTTGCAATAATTGTATCTCTAACACCAGCAGTTATGCTTTCGCTGACTAAATGTCCATTTTCCAAAGCAAAGGTATTTAAAATACCATTGCTTCCACTTATCTGTAATTTAATTGTTCTGTTTCTATCTTTTGATGCATTTAAGAAAGAAAAGGTTTCTTCAAATTCATAATCCTCAACCTCGATTGTTATTGTAGCTTCTTGAGCAATTGGCCCTATAATAGAAAGATGTGAAGGCGTATTTTGCCCCAAACCATAAATAGGTTGCGCGTTAAAAGTTTCTGAAAAATTAAATGACTGAACTGCATTTGTTGCATTTTTGTCAAAAGTTATAATAAGCCCAGATTGAGAAACTTCTTCAATTGCGTTTTCCGTTGATGCCGATGATCTTATTGATGTATTGCTTCCGCTTAAGCTTCCATAGATAGATAAATCAAAAGAAATTTGAGGCAGCCCTCCGACACTCGCAGAAACCGCATAGCTGTCTAAAACTCCTTGAGAAAAATCAACAAAATTATCACCATATTCAAATTGCCCCGAAATTGTCGTAACACCCGTAAGCCCCGTCACAAAATCTCCATTTAAAAGAAATTTATCAATAGCCGCGGTTACCGTAGTGGGACCGTTAATTGTCGTGCCGCCAAAATCGTTACCCAATGTTGAAATAGGTGCTTCGTTAACATTTTGTTGAAATGATACATTTTGCGCCCCAGTCAATAAAGTTCCGTTGATAATAATATGTTCTTCGTGAGATCCCGCTAATGCCATAAAGTTTTTTACACTTTTTTTCTCATTTTATTTTTTGATGTGTAATAAAACTTACATTACTTTGCTTAGTCGCGGTAGTGTGTTTTTGCTATTTGGTCGCATAAAATTTTAAGCCCCATTTTCCTACACCAGGGATTTTGGGGCTTTTATTGTGTAAAGATTTATAATGTCAGAAAACCCACATTTTTTAGAAAAAGATATACACGGAACTTTTGGAGCTGAACTTACTGGAACAGGATTTGCTGTTCGCATCACTGGCCTTAATAATGAATATCCAACTGGCACGGCTAGAAACAAACATATGTATGATAGAGTTTTGCGTGAATACTATCGCAATTTAGATAATCATGGGT